TAGATGTTTAAATGGATAATAAGCTTGCCAACCATCTACAGCTACAGCAAAACCAATCACATAACCTTTATTCATTGCCCAACCTGCGCCAAGACCTTCGTTAATTCCATCGTCTCTTGTTTCTAAGTCGATTGCTATTTCAGGATATCCGGATAAATCTTTATACTCGTTTGGACAAGACCAAATACTTTTTTTAAATGTCATTGATAGTTGTAAACTAGTCATTGTAATCCCTTTCTAAAACCATTTCTAAATAATGAATTGCTTTTAAAATATCTTCTTTCTTACCTTTTAACTTGTGTCTACAAATATATTTAATTGCATTACCTTCCGCAAAAGGAAGTCCGTTTTCGTTTATAAATTTTGATGGTTGTATTTTCATATTTTTATAATGACTACCACCTACTTGTTTAAAAAATGTTTTATTGGTCATTTTCCTTTAAATAAACTAAATAATCTTTACCGATTGGATAATTATACTTATAATCAGTTGATAGCAAGTGAATTGTGTCTTTTGCTCTTGTTACTCCTGTGTAATAAACTCTTCGTTCATCTGACTTCTCAAACTTACTTTTGTTATTAAAATCTGATAACCAATTAGCTTTAGAGTAGATAAGCACATTGTTTGCTTCCCCACCCTTTACAGAGTGAATTGTATCTATTAAAATATTAGGCTCATTATTTAAAGCATCCTGTCCATACCTTTTAAGCAATCTAATGAAATAAATGCTTTGTCTTGGAGTAAAATTACGTTTTAAAACCCACCACCAAGCCTTAGTTTGATAATCATCAGTCATATCTAAGCCAGCCCATTCTCTTAAATCATTAAAGTCAAATTCTTGGTAATCTGGCATGTTTAACCAAAATTTCTGTGTTCTATAATCTGGATCCTTTAATTCCCTTATGTATTTGTACATGTTTTCTGCCGCTTTTTTACTAATCTTTCTGCTATTATTTATAGCAGTCCATGATTTTATGGCTTCCCACTGTTTTTCATCAAATGATTTGTTACCTTTATTATCTTTATAATATAGCCCCGCATCCTTTGCAGCAGCCCTTAATTCGTTAACTGTTGAGTGGATACGTCCCAGGACATACCAAGTGCCATCAAGCTCGTTAAAAGGCACTTCTCTGAAGTTTAAATAGCGTTTTACGGAGCTAGTTTTGCTATCATTATGGGTATAAACCTTATCTTCACTATCTAATATGCCTCTACGTATGATTTGAGCAAAATTGTATACTGCTTCACCAAATCGCTGTGTTTTGCGTAATACAACCTTTCTGCCAGGAAAGTATGTTGTAAAGTACTTTGGATCTGCCCCATTCCACCTATAAATAGCTTGATCATCATCTCCTGCAAGATAGATACGTTTTACATTATCACACATCTTATAGATGACTGACCATTGTAATGGAGTAAAGTCCTGCGCTTCGTCCAATATTAATATATCAAGTGGTGGAAACTCTACCTCATCTATTGCTCTACCGATCATATCTGTAAAATCTATAAATGAATTTTCACCACCCGATCGTTTGTAATGTTCATAGGTGTCTATCTTTCTTAAATAAATATTTAAAGGTTCCTTCTTATAAGTTTCTTTCTTGTAAATCTTAACAGGATCTTCCATCATGTTTCTTGCTTTATCATAAATAGCAAGTGACCAATCTTTATAACTAAAGTTATCATCATCAACTCTGCTATCACTTGTTCTTATAATTTTATTTTGAATTGCAAAATCAAGCATACAATCTTTAGTGTCAAATATTTCTTCCTGAAAATATCTTCTGCAATAAGAATGCAATGTTTTAAATCTGTTAAAGTCTTTTACAGTGTACTGTGGGAAAGCAGCCAATGCTCTATCTCTAGCTGTATTAACAGCTTTGTTTGTAAAAGAAATAAAAGCTATGTTGTTAGGATTTATATTTCTTCGTAAAGCTCCCTTTAAAACCCTTTCAATTAAATTATGAGTCTTACCTGTACCAGGTGGTCCAAATATTTTAATTGTCTTTTTGTAAAGTTCCCTCTGCTTTAGGAGCTCTGAACTTGTTGTGATACTCATCATCCATCTCGCTTATTGTTTTCTTTGTTGAACCGTTTGACTTCTTACTATCTTTTTCAAAATCAGGCATGTCTACATACCACACATTCTTTTCTCCTTCAAAATAATCATGACGTTTGCAACCTAAAAAGTTTAATGCTTCAATCGTTGAACTAAATAAATGAGATGCATTTCTTTTAATCCAGCTATCTAATGTAGATCTTTTAAAGTAAACCATACTTGAACCTTTCTTGCGAACAGTATAACCGCTTTGTAATTTACTAAAGTCATCTTGTTCCCAAGTCTTCTCAAAGAAATCTTTTAATGCAATAAATCTTATTTCTTCTTGTGTATCTTTTGTATTAAGATCTTTACTTTCTTCTGCTTTATTAACTAAAGCTTCCATTAACAATTCAAATAATGGTGGGCCTTTTTTAGTTTTAGGTAATGTTCTCCAGAATATTTTATATCTAAGTAATTTGGTTCTCCAGGTCTTTTCATCTTTCATATCTTCTGGAAGTACAATAATTTTTACACCTTTATATGTAAATTCATAATAAGTTGTTTTAGTATCTTGTGAGTAAGAAACATTTTCAAACTCGGTAAAGATGTCTGGAGTTTGTGTCATGATACCAAGTCTTCTAGTTTTACATAATTCTTTATTACAAATGCTTTCTATGAATCCATATTTAGGTGGACACATATATTCATAACCTTTTTTAAATACAGATTCTGCTGTGCCATCACTCTCATTTCTTAATAAAGGACCATCTTTATGTTTGGCAAAAGCAATTCTTTGTCTTTCCCAAGCTATATCTTTTAATTGTTTTAATGTAAGAGCACCTTCAGATCGTTTCATTTCAAGAACACAAATGTTAAATAACATATTGTTCCTGTCTCCTGTCCAACCATCATGCAATACCTTTTGCATACAAGGTGGATATTCTCTATAAAAAGGTTCTGGTTCGTATTCTGTTATCTTAAATGCAAAGAAATCTTTTGGTGATAATTTTTTAGATTCAGCTATTTCTAAAAATCTTCCTAATATAACTGCATTGTTATCATCATCATATGCATATTCTACTGCTGCTTCCCATTTATGATAAGGCATGCCTACAGCTTTATTACATGGAAATACTTCTTTAGATAAAAAATATTCTTTATTTATTTCTTGTAATTTTTCTACAACTTGATTCTTATCTGCCCAATCAGTTAAAAATAAAAACAAATGTAATCCACCAGATTTTGATTTAACTGGCACTAATGGTAATTTGTGTTGTCTAATAATTTCTACGTATTTCTTTTCTGAATAATCTCTATAATCAGCAGGATCAATATCAATACAACCCCACTTACATTTATTATTAAATTCTGGTCTAATCCCAATGATCTGTTTACCATCAAGATGACTTTGCCAAAGGTCCGTGGTCACCGGCTCGTCAATCGTGACATACTTGGCAGACTTCTTACTACGTTCATTAAGGTCACCCAAAAGAGTGACCTTAATGTATTTCGTTAAGTCACCAGCGAATAGATCTAGTAACTTTTGTGCATTCATAATTAGAATGGTACTGATTCGCTAGATGTAGTTTCTACAGTTTCTTCTTGGTTAAAATCAACCTTACCGAAGATGTCTGATTTTTTAGCACCTTCGTAGAATCCTCTAGCTGCTTCTAAAGCGGCAGCATACTTAGGATCATTTAAGTATTGATCAAACTCAACAACCCAACCATACCAAGAATTATTATTATTAGATTCTTTAGTTGTAGTTAGTTTGTAAGTTGTTGCCCAAGATGGTGGCATGAAATAACCTTTCTTGCCTTGTAGTCTTCTGCTTTGCATCATTGAATTCCAAGTTTTGGATTTCTTCTTTTGCGTAGACTTCATAGCAATCAAAGCTGTTTCCTTTGGATTATAATCTTTATCAAGAATATAAACAAAGTGATTACCAGTATCTTCAATATAATTA